CTAATGACCCTGCTTATGGTGGCGGTGATTTTGTATCAATGCCTATCTGCTATGAGATTGACGGAGAACATTATATCATTGATGTTGTATACAATGACGGTGATAAGGAAATTACCATACCGGAAGTTACTTCACGAATGGAAAGACATTTAGATAAATTTAATAATAAGACAGCAGAAGTCCATTTTGAGGAAACAAAGACAACATCGGCATACCGTACAGAATGTGAAAAAATATGGGAAAAAGACGGATACCCTATTAACACAAGTCATGATCCGGCAGACAATCAGACTGCAAAAATGGATAGAATCAAAAACCATGCTCCAGACATACGGAAACTTCATTTTGTGAATATGAAATATCAAACAAAAGAGTACAGAAAGTATTTTCAAAATATTTTGTCTGCTACTTTTGAGGGGAAAATGAAGCATGATGACGGGATAGATTCTACGGCACAACTATGTGACATGATTTACGGAAATAAAAGAATGGCAAGAGCAGAAGCAATTCAAAACCCATTCTCTTTCGGACGGAGGTATTGATTATGGTGACTAAAGATGTTTTGTCTCAATACATAGATTTGCAAGAAGAAATAAAAGAAGTACAGCAGAAGATTAAAAAACTTGAATCTGATATCAGAAAAATTGAATCGGATGGGAATGTTGTTGACAGTGTATCAGGTGGATGCGGCGGCACTGAACATTTTCGTATTGAAGGATTCCCTTATCCAGAGTACAGCAGAAAACGGACACTGCTTTATTCCAGAAAGGCTACTTTACAGCTTTTAGAGGACGATTTACTGCAAAAAAATAATGAAGTCGAAGAATTTATTGCAAGCGTTCAGGACAGTCGTATAAGACGGATCATCAATTTACGTTTTGTTGAAAAATTATCATGGAACAAGGTTGCTGATAGAATCGGTGGTGGAAACACAGAGGATAGCGTAAGAAAAGCATTTGATCGTTATATGGCAAATTAAAATAATACGGAGGTATAAAAATGGCAAAATATAGAAAGATACCTATTATTGTTGAAGCTATTAGATGGAATGGCATTAACTTAGATGAAATAAAAGCATTTGTTGGGAAATCACTTATATATGAAATTATCGATGATGCTTGGAGAGCAGGAAAAACTTCACCTCATGTAATCATGAAAATAAAAACTTTAGAGGGATATATGAACGTATCTATAAATGATTTTATAATAAAAGGAGTAAATGGAGAATTTTACCCTTGCAAGCCTGACATTTTTGAAAAAACATACGAAATAGTATAGTTCCATATAAACTTGTCCGATATGTCCGATTTTTCCGTGATACTATTAAGATGCAGAAAGATTCCAAGATATTTTTCATTTCCTCCTCAGATCATGTGAAGACTACAGAAGTACCGCTCTTATCAGCAAGGGCGGTATTTTTGTGCGCAGAAAAGAGGTATTTATGATTTTTAACCAAAAAATTAGAGTGTACTGTCCGGGATGCGGACGGTTGGTCGGTGAATGTAGTGCAAAATCGCATATCGACAAGACATATAAATGCCGGAATTGCAATAAGATGGTTGTTTACCATACGGAGACCGGAGAACGTGAAATCAAGAAACTTCCCAAAAGAGATCAGAGCAGCGGAATGACATTTATGTAGGTGAAAATATGAACACTATGAAATTTCAAGACCTTGTAAAGGGTTGTCACGGTAGAAAAATTGCATATACGGATGTGGAGCAGATAACCGAAGACAACATTGTAAAGGTTATTGGTGATTGCATCGGTGTTTTTAATTACAATAAGTCAGTTATCAAGTACTTGTGGGAGTACTACAAAGGAGATCAACCGGTACTATACAGAACAAAACTGTCAAATGAGGATATAACGAACAAAATCGTTGAGAATCATGCTTATGAGTGGGTACAGTTCAAGGTTGGTCAGACTTACGGAGAGCCTATTCAGTTTGTCAGCAGAAAAGATGATGAAGCTGTAAATAAGGCAGTAGATGAACTGAATGATTACTTAGCAGATGCAAATAAGCATGAGAAAGACATAAAAGCTGGTGAGTGGCAGTCAGCAACCGGGACATCATTCAAAGCTATTCAGATTGTGAATGGAGATGTTCCTATCCGTGTGGTTGCACCTAATCCTCTGAACACGTTTGTTATTTACAACCGCAGTTCCGAAGAACCGATTTTGGCGGTACAGGAATTAAAAGATGAAAACGGCGAGTGGTACAAACTCTGCTACACGGAATCCCATGAATGTAAGACAAAAAACAGTGCGGTTGTTCCTGATACATGGAAACTTCACGGATTTGGTGGAATACCGATTGTAGAATTTCCGAATAACCATGAGCGGTTGTCTGATATTGAACTTGTTATAGATCTGTTGGATGCAATCAATAATACGCAGTCAAACAGAATGGATGGTATAGAGCAGTTTATACAGGCATGGTACAAATTTGTAAACTGCGAGATTGACGAAGAAGAGTTCAAAAAAATGAAGATAAACCATGCGTTGGTTGTAAAGTCCATCAATAAAGACAATAAGTCCGATGTAGACGTTATGTCGCAAGAACTTGACCAGACACAAACACAGGTTTCCAAGGATGATTTAACAGACAGCGCACTTTCAATTTTGGGAATACCGAACAAGCAAGGGAACACTGGCGGTGATACGCAGGGCGCGGTTGAGCTGAGAAACGGATGGGATTTTTCAAAATCAAGAGCAAGGCTTAAGGATCCGGTTGTTAAGACAGCAGAGAAGAGACTGGCTAAGGTTGCGCTGAATGTTATCCGCATTAAGAAAGAGGATCTGAAAATCACTCTTAGAGATTTTGATGTGCAGATTAACCACAGTCCACAAGATAATATGTATACCAAGTCGCAGACATTACTGCAACTTCTGCAGTGTGGTATTCATCCGCTTATTGCAATCAAAACGGTTGGACTTTGGGGAGATTGTGAAAAGACTTTCAACCTTTCCAAACCTTACCTTGATGCACTGTGGAAAACTGCTGACATTATCAACATGGAAGAGCAGATGGCAAAAGCACAGGAAATAGTAAAACAAATGCAAAATAAGACAGCTTCCTAGAAATAGGTAGCTGTCTTTATTTTATAAAAATTCGCAATGCCGTGAGCGTATAAACCGGCAATGTCAACCGGTGTCGTTGCACCGTATAAAAATTCGTAGGACATAACGGAGGTAATTTATGAAGAGAGAAGAACTGACAGCTATGGGTTTGACTGATGAACAGATTGAAAAAATCATTGCTGAGAATAGCAAGGATGTTCAGGCAGCAAACGCAAAAGCAAACAAAAACAGTGAAGAGTTGACAAGACTGCGTGAGTTGGAAAAGGAATACACAGCCATGAAAGATAAGGATTTATCCGATTCGGAAAGACTGCAAAAAGACCTTGATTCTGCAAATGCAAAAATCGCAGAACTTGAAAAGACGCAGGCTATTGCGGCACAGAGAAGCAATGCAGCATCCAAGTTTAACATTTCTGCTGAACAGGCATCACAGGTTATCAAGGATGACGGCAGTTTTGACTACGAAGTACTCGGAAAAATTATCTCTGATAAAGAGACTGCTGCGGCACAGGCTAAAGAGCAGGAAATCGCAAACGGAACCACAAATCCGGGCGGTGGAAGTGCTGGCGGTGGTGATGGAACTGAAAGTAAAGGTGCTGAAATGGCAAAGAAATATAATCAGCGCTATGTAATCGAACAGTAAGCAAGGAGGTATAAACGTTATGGCTTACATGAAAACCACTACTTACACTTCTGGTGTAAACATTTTAGCAAGTGAAGTCGGACTTGTGTTAAAAACTTTTGAGGGAACACAAGCAATGGCAACACAGGTAGATGATAAGAAGATCATCAAGGCAGGAACTGTGGTTCCAACAAATAACGCTTCTGCGAAGGGAATTGTGTTTGAGGATGTTGATATTACAGATGACGAAAAGAAGCCTATTTCTGTAATTATTGCAGGCCGTGTTATTAAGGCAAATTTGCCTGTTGCAGTAGATACCAATGCCGAAACCGCACTTAAAGCAAGCGGCATTTACTTTGATTAAATTACGGAGGTAAGAACAGTATGCCTAGTGTATTAACAATGATTACAGACAAGGATAGATTGGATTTTTCCCAAAACTATTCTATCGCAAGAAATTATGTAGGTGACCGTCTTTTCCCTGATATCAAGACCGAGAACCTTGAAGCAGAGTACGAAAGACTTTCCGAGGGAATGGATCTTCCTACCGCAGCAATGGTACACGCATTTGATACCGAGGCTGCTATTGGTGTAAGACCTGGATTCGAAAAAGTAAGCGTAGAAAAGCTGCTGATTAAGGAAAAAATCAACCAGTCTGAAAGATTACGCCAGTTGCTGAATCATGGTGTAAGAGAAAGCAACCTGATTGACTATGTATATGACGATATGGGTCGGCTGTCTGATTCTGTAAAGACAAGAACTGAAATCGCAAAAATGGAGGTTATGTCTACTGGTAAGATGACCATTAACGAAAATGGTCTCAATTTTGCTATTGACTTCAAAGTAAATAAGTTCAAGGCACTGAAAGGCTGGGAAGATCCTACCCATGATATCCTTGGAGATATTGCAGACATGGTTCAGATGGCTCTTGACAAAGGATATGTTGTCAATACCGCACTGACTTCTACCAAAATGCGCTCTTATATGCTTAAGAATGAAGGAATCATGAAAGCTATTAAGGGAGTTAATTTCTTTGGAATGGCAATTACTCCGGCAGAAGTGGCAAATCTGTTACTTAGCCTGTATGGTCTGAACATGGTAATTGATGATGATATGTACGGAATTGCCAACAAGGAAAATACAACGAGAACTCCCAAGAGATTTTTACCGGATAATGTATTTACTCTTTATGTATCTACTGGAAACGGAAAGATTGGTACTGGACTTTGGGGCGTAACTCCGGAAGAAGAAAAGGCAAGCGCATTTACAAGCTTATCCAAAAAGCAATTCATTACTATTTCCCAGTGGGCAACTCCTGATCCGGTTGCTGAGTGGACTAAGGCTAGTGGCGTGTTTATTCCTGTAATTCCTAACCCTTATGGAATCGTAATCGGTACTTTAACCGAAGGAGAAAGCGGTTTGGATACATTGGTAGTGAACAGCACTGCAAGCCAAACAACTAATGGATACACGAAAGTAAGCGTTTCCCCTGCAAAAAGCGGCGACAATTCTTACAAATACAAGGTAGCAGATGATTGTAAATTACCTTCTTATCTTGGAAATGTAAAGACGTATGCTACTTGGGATGGCACTTCTGAAATTGAAGCAACAACCGGCAAGGAAATTATGATTATCGAGTGTGATCCTAATTACAGAGCAGTAAAGGCAGGTATTACTACGGTAACTGCAAAGGATGAATAAGAGGTAACACATGGCAGAATATACGACTTTGGAGCAAGTAAAAATCCGTCTGAAACAATTTCATATTGATTCTAAAAGTGATTCTGAAAGCTCCGAGGTCGTGTTTGACCATTTGGAAGAAAATCCTCTTTTGGAACAACTTATCAGTCAAGCAGAAGCAGACATCAGAGCAAAGAGAATGTACCCGGAAAGTTACACGGAAGAGAAGATTGCTGCGGATATGAAAAAATTTCAGTCCGTGGTGGTTAATCTTGTCGTGTATGACAGATCACAAGCCGGTGAAAACTTCATGGCAAGCTATTCAGAAAATGGTGTGTCGAGAACATGGAGAGACCGTGAAGAT